GAATTAGCAGGTTCAATTACAAACGCTAAATTATCAAATTCTAGTGTAAATTATGGTGGAATAACCGTAGCATTAGGTGCTTCAGATACAACACCTGCTTTTGATTTATCTGACGCTACTAATTATCCAACAACTTCACTTACAGGAACAATTACAAATGCTCAATTAGCAGGTTCTATCGCAAATTCAAAATTATCAAATTCAAGTTTTACCCTTGTAGATACATCTTCAACATCAACAACAATATCATTAGGTGAAACTTTAAAAATTCAAGGTACATCAAATGAAGTAGATACATCAGTTAGTGGAGATACAATTACAATAGGATTACCAAATAATGTAACTATTGCAGGAAATTTAACTGTAAGTGGTACAACAACAGAAGTATCATCAACAACAATTAATGTTGCTGACCCACTATTAAGTTTAGCAACAAATAATGATTCTGCTGACGCTGTTGATATAGGACTTTATGGATTATATGATACATCAGGTTCACAAGATTTATATGGTGGAATTTTTAGGGATGCTTCTGCTTCTGGTAAATGGAGAATATTTAAAGATTTACAAGCAGCTCCAACAACAACAGTAAACACAAGTGGTACAGGATATGCTGTTGGTACACTTGTAGCAAATTTGGAAGGTGATGTTACTGGTGATATTACAGGTAATGCTGATACAGCAACTGCTTTGGCAACCGGAAGAACAATAAATAATGTTTCATTTGATGGTACAGCAAACATAGATATAGGTACTGTTACATCAGGTGCTACAACAATAACATCTAATTTAGGTTCTATGGCGTTAGATTCAGAAAGATTAGATGTACCAGTAGGATTTATTACTTTAAACATAGGGAGTACCAATTATAAAATGCCTTATTATAGTGCATAAATAGTATAGAGGAATTAAAATATGGCAAATCCAAATACAAGAGAAACACTAAAACAGTATGCTTTAAGAGCATTAGGTAAACCTGTTATTGAGATAAATGTTGATGATGACCAGCTCGAAGATAGACTGGATGAAGCATTACAATATTTTGCTCAATATCATAGTGATGGTATTCGTAGAACCTATTTAAAATATAAATTAACTACTGATGATAAGACTAGAATGAAAAATGCTACAAGAAGTACTGAAACAGCAACTGATTCATCAGAAAGTGTAACATCTACAATATATGAACAAGATAATTATATTGTGGTTCCTGATACAGTAATATCAGTAACTAATATTTTTCCTTTTTCAGATAAAGGAAATCTTAACTTATTTGATGTTAGATACCAATTAAGATTAAATGATTTATACGATTTCTCATCAACATCAGTAGTTAACTATGATGTTGTTTTAAGACATTTAGATTTCTTAGACCATATATTAGTAGGAGAAAAACCTTTAAGATATACTCAATTAGATAATAGATTATATATTGATATGGATTGGAAAAACGATTTAGATGTAGATGAGTATTTAATTATAGACTGTTATCGTAAATTAGACCCTACCGTATATACAGATGTTTATAATGACATATGGATTAAAAGATATACAACACAAAAATTTAAATTGCAATGGGGACAGAATCTAAGCAAATTTGCTGGTGTTACCATGATTGGTGGTGTAACACTTAATGGTGGTGATATTATGAGCCAAGCACAAACAGAAATTACTCAACTTGAACAAGAAGTAAGAATGAATTATGAGGAACCGCCTCACTTTACGATAGGATAACACCATGCCAACAAATCATTACTTTCAAGGTGGGAACGGCATAGGTTCATCAGAAGAAAAGAAACTTTTTGAAAACCTAATTATTGAAGGTTTAAGAATATATGGACATGATGTCTATTACCTACCTAGAACATTAGTAAATAAAGACCTTATACTTGGCGAAGATGTTGCAAGTAAATTTAATGCAGCTTATCTATGTGAAATGTATATGGATTCTACTGAAGGATTTGCTGGTGAAGCAGAATTAATAGGTAAATTCGGTTTAGAAATAAGAGAAGATACAACATTTACTGTATCTAAAAGAAGGTGGGAAGATTTAGTCGGAGACCCTGCTACTCAAATAGTTTCTGATAGACCAAATGAAGGCGATATAATTTATATGCCTTTAATGAATAGTTTTTTTGAAATACTATTTGTTGAAGACCAAGAACCATTTTTCCAATTAGGTAATTTACCTGTTTATAAATTACAAGTAACTAGATTCGAGTATTCTTCTGAAAGACTTGATACTGGCGTATCTACTATTGACGCCGCTGAAGATAAGTATTCACTAGACCAATTAGCACATCAAATGAGTTTAGAAACTGCTACAGGTGATGGTGCTTTACTACTTGAAAATGATAGAGCAAGTGGTGATTCAAATTACTTCTTACTTGAAACATACGCATTGCAAACACAATCGCCTTATGCTGATAATATAGATTTAGATAGTGAGGCAGGATTTGATACATCATCAACAGGTGATGATATACTAGACTTTACAGAACGCAATCCGTTCGGGGAAGTGGACTTCTAATGTTTGGAGATTATTTTTACAATCAGACTATGAGAAGAATGACCATTGCTTTTGGTCAGATATTTAATAATATACAAATTAAAAGGAAAGATTCAAATGGTGCTGTGGTACAATCTATCCGTGTGCCATTAGCATATGCACCAAAAGAAAAGTTTTTAACTAGATTAGAACAACAAGCGAGTTTAACAAGTAGAGAATTTGCTGTTACATTACCTAGATTATCTTTTGAGATAACTGGTTTATCTTATGATGGTTCTAGAAAATTAACAAGAGTACAAAAATATAAAACTGTTAAATCTAGTGTAGATGGTAAAGTGATGAATTTTAATTATATGCCGGTTCCATATAATTTAAATTTTTCTTTATATTCATTTACAGCAAGTGCTGAAGCTGGTCTACAAGTAGTAGAACAAATTGTTCCTTTCTTTCAACCTGATTATACTGTAACAATAAATGCAATACCTGAATTAGATATTAAAAGAGATGTACCTATTGTATTGAATAGTGTTCAATATGAAGATATGTATGATGGTGCATATAATAAAAGAAGAGCAGTTGTCTATACAATGAATTTTACTGCTAAGACATATTTATTTGGACCTGATAATACAAGTAAAACTATTAAAGAAGTACAAATTGATTTGTATGATGATACAGATACTACAAACAAAGCAAGAACAGAAAGGGTTACAACAACCCCTAATCCTACTTCAGCTGACGCTGATGATGATTTTGGGTTTACAACATCAATAGATTTTTACGAAGACGGTAAGAAATATAATCCTGAAACTGATACGGATGAATAACTTGATTTAAATCAGCTTTATTTCGTTATAAATAATAGTATATAATTAACAGGTGATTTATTATGAGATTAGACCCATATTTTTTTCATATTCCTGGTGGAATAACTAAAACTACATGTGAAGAAATTATAGAATATGGAAAAAGAGAAGGTCCAATGTTAGCAAAAACAGAAGCTTCCGAAACTTTCTTATCTGAGGAAGAAAAAAAATTTCATAGTGAAGAAATAAGAGAAAACAATGTGGTTTGGATTAATGATTTTTGGATTTTTAATTTAGTAGGTGTTTTAATAAAATATGCAAATTCAAGAAAATGGAACTTTACTTCTACCAAGTTTGAGGATGCTCAATTTACAGAATATTTTCCTGGTGGTCATTATAATTGGCATAGAGATTGTGCTACATTTGGACCGAATGACATTAATTCTGGTTTAGAGAGAAAATTATCTTGTGTGGTACAATTATCAAAACCAGAAGATTATGAGGGTGGAGAATTTTCTTTTAATTTAAGAGGACTTGATTCAAGAAGTAGTGATACTGTGCTCAAACCACCTAAAACATTTAGAGAACAAGGTTCTGTTATTGTGTTTCCAAGTTTTCTTTGGCATAAAGTAGAACCTATAACTAAAGGAAAAAGATATTCTATGGTTATGTGGACATTAGGAGAACAATTTAAATGACATTACATAAAGAAAAATATAAAGTAATTAGAAATGTTTTATCAAAAGATAAGGTAAAAATATATGAGGATTATCTCAACACAAAAGAGAAAGCATGTTCTGCTTTATTAAAAAATAAAATGATAAATCCATTTTGTAAAGATTATGGTTGGTATAATGATACGCAAATACTTGGCGCTTATTGTTTATATGGCGATAGTTTATTTGATAATTTAATGGTTGATTTAAAACCTAGAATGGAAAAAGAAACAGGTTTAAAATTAACTGAAATGTATACCTATTCAAGAATTTATAGAAGAGGTATGGAGTTAGAAAGACATAAGGATAGAGGACAATGTGCAATATCGACAACATTGAATTTAGGTGGAGACCCATGGTCAATTTATATAGATACTAATCCAGAAAATGGTGTTTGTGAAGAAGAAGGAAAGTATAAAGCTGGAGGAGGAAAAGGAGAAGAAGTACTTTTAGAACCTGGTGATATGATGATATATTTGGGTTGTGAGTGTGAACATTGGAGAGAACCATTTTTTGAAAATTATTGTCCACAACTTTTTATACATTATATGGAAACAAAAAATTTAAAAACTTATGAAGGATATGATGATACTTTTGATACAAGAATATGTCTTGGTATGCCGGCATATAGTAAAAGAATACATAATTGTAGTAATACAGGAATGTATAAAGATAAATAGTGTTATGAGTACAGATGATATAATAAACAAATACCTAGGAGTAGAAACAGAAGGTTCTAAAAAAGAATCTATGCCACCTGCTATCGTTAGAAAAGATGATAAGAAAAAAGATGATGTTGATAACGACCATAAGTACAGTAGAGAATCATACTACGACTTAATACAAAAAGGACAAGAAGCAATAGATGGTATATTAGCTGTTGCAAAAGAAGGAGAACATCCAAGAGCATATGAAGTAGCAGGTCAACTAATTAAAAATGTTGGCGATACTGTGGATAAACTACAAGATTTAAATAAAAAATTAAAAGAATTAAAAGAAGTACCAAATAATGCACCAAAGAATGTAACAAATGCTTTATTTGTAGGTTCAACTGCTGAATTACAGAAGATGTTAAAAAAAGATGAAAATATTAAAAGCAAAGTCATTAACGCTAAAAAAAGAAATATTCCAGATAAGTGATTTAGCAATTACTCAACATGGTTTTATTTTAGAAGATATTTTAAAAGGCGCCGAAATGTTAAATCCCATAGAAGTACATAAATGTACAAATGAAGGTACTTATGGTGCTTTAGGTCGTCCATATAAAAAAGGTTTATTAAAAGTTATGAAAGGTAGTCAAAGAGTTACAACTGCTATGAAATTAGGTTATACACACATAGAGGGAATATATGTCTGATAAAACTTCTGCTTACCTCGGGAACCCTAATCTGAAAAAGATTAATACGCCTGTTGAATTTACAAAAGAACAGATAAAGGAATTTCGCAAATGCGAAAATGACCCTATATATTTTATTTCAAATTATATGCAAATCGTATCTCTTGATGAAGGTCTTATCCCGTTCAAACTATATGGTTTCCAAAAAGAAATGGTAGGTACTATACATAGTAATAGATTTACTATCTGTAAATTGCCTAGACAATCAGGAAAATCTACAACACTTGTTGCTTACCTTTTACATTATGCATTATTTAATCCTAATTCAAGCCTTGCTATACTTGCAAATAAATCAGCTACTGCTAGAGATATATTAGGCAGATTACAATTAGCATATGAAAATTTGCCTAAATGGTTACAACAAGGTGTAATCAACTGGAATAAGGGGTCGATAGAATTAGAAAACAAATCAACAATTGTAGCAGCTGCTACATCATCAAGTGCAATTCGTGGTGGTTCATATAATATAATATTCCTTGATGAGTTTGCTTTCGTACCAGCAAATATTGCCGAACAATTTTTTAGTTCAGTATATCCTACAATATCATCTGGACAAAAAACTAAAATGATAATCGTATCTACACCTCATGGTATGAATATGTTTTATAAACTATGGGTAGATTCAAAAAATGCAAGAAATGAATATAAACCTATTGAAGTACATTGGTCAGAAGTACCGGGTCGTGATGAAAAATGGAAAGAACAAACAATACGAAATACATCTCCTGAACAATTCCAACAAGAGTTTGAATGTGATTTCTTAGGTTCTGTTGATACATTAATATCACCTACTAAAATTAAAACAATGGCACATCAAACACCTATTGAATCTAGAGGTGGTTTAGATATGTACGAACAACCTAAAAAAGGTCGTGAATATGTATGTACTGTTGATGTTGCAAGAGGTACAACTAAAGACTATTCAGCATTTATTATATTTGACTGTTCACAAGTACCTTATCGTATTGTCGCAAAATATAGAAGTAATGAAATTAAACCATTTATATTTCCTAATATTATAGAACAAGTATGTAATGGATATAATAAAGCACATGTATTAGTAGAAGTAAATGATATTGGACAACAAATATCAGATACATTACAATATGAGTGTGAATATGAAAATTTATTAATGACAACTCAAAGAGGTCGTGCTGGTCAAATATTAGGTTCAGGTTTTTCTGGAAGAGGTTCATCATTAGGTGTAAGAATGACAAAACAGATTAAAAAATTAGGATGTTCAAATATCAAGACATTAAT